ATCTAAATACATTTTACCATAGTGCTGAAAACATCAAAACGGCAATAAGAGTTACAACTTCGATTGCTATTCTGTTTTGAAATGAAGAGTTATAAATCAGTTATTTTAAAAGGTATATTGTTGCCTCAATCTGATTAGTGATGAAATCGGGAAGGTCACCATAATTAGACATGATAAACTCACGAGCATCATTATTAAGCTCCTTCAGCACTTCTGCTTTCGCCAAAGACAAAGCGTTTGCCTGAGCTTCCTTATCAAATGTCCCGGCCTTCTTCAAAGTTTCGACATAGGTCTGAAAAACGCTTCTGACCGCCCGTTCAACGATCTGGGTGATTCCAGTTAGGATGTTCCTCGTCTTCTCGTCTTTAATTTTCTGATTGAGATATTGAATTATCTTTGTGCCTCCGAGTGTGATTAATGGAAGCACTACTGTCGTTACAACCACGCTGATGATAGAAATGATAATGTCGTTCATATTACCTAGTCTCCTTTGCTAGTGTCCGTTTGGACTTTAAATTTTTAACTTCGTTTTCAAGCACTACAACCCGTGTATTGATATCGGTGTTAATACCTTCAAGTTTGTCGAGTCGCTTTTCGATGCGCTCGGTCGATGATTTGATGTAGCCGATATCGGACATGATGATCCCCTCGTTTCGGCCATCTTGCTTATCCTTCCAAAGGGAAACGTTAGAGGAGTCAAACTTAAGGGCATTATTGATCGCCCTTAGGTCCTTTTGCTCCTCTTTTAATTCTGTCGTTACATTTTTTAGCTTAAGGTCAAGTTCGGTCGTATCCAGGCCAAGCTTGATGTTTAAGCCTTTGATGGTCTCAGCCATGGTTAGGGCGACCTCCCTTCTTAAAGCAAAAATTTATCGATGTCTGCTTGCGTCGCGCTGCGATTTCCCATCCCATCAGTGTTCTTAATTTCTAGCTCCACAATCTCGGCGTAAGTCTGAATATCGAAATATTGACTTTCGCTAATTTGGATTCCCAGTTTGGCAAGATTAAGAATGATGGAAGCAGTAATGGGAACGCGCCTTACTTTTTTAGCGGCGTTTCGCCCTTTACAGTACCTAGTAATTCAGCGATGGTATTAGCGATCGTTTCGAGTTCCCTTGTATCGGAAAGAACATTGAAATCAAACCCTTGGAGAAACTCATCGTAGGTTTCTTTGCTAAAGGGTTTATGGAGGATATATGTGATCCTGAAGATGACATCTAATAGCGTTGAAAGCTGCGATAAGTCACTTTTACTGGCGACATGATCAAGGATGGAAATATCCGAAAATAGTTCCGTTCCGAAGGTGTTTTTGTAAGAAATGATGGTAAATAGCGAACTTTTTAACTTCAATTCTTTTTTTTGAATCGTGATTGTTTTTTCCATAATGTTTGCTCCTATTCACTAATAAGCGGCAGTTCGGGGATGCTACTTAAAAACTCCACATAGTTTGTGTCACCAACATTAGCGATGACGTGGGTAACCAGGTAGTTACCAACTTCAATTGGTCGAGCGATGATGTTAAGGGTGATGGAATTGGCTTCCACTGATTCGCCTTTCGTCTTGGTGGCTTCTGCGATCGGGGTGACCGAGCAAAGATAGAACCAAACGCGACGACCCTTGGCATCGCCTTGAAATTCAAAACCTAATGCAAAGGTTTTCACCAGGGCATTATTGATTTCGACCAAGTTACCATTTTGCAGTAACTTATATCCCAAGATATCGACTTTGAATTCATCGGAAAGTTCCGAGAGTTTGAGGGTGATAGTCCGCCCAGCATTTTGTACGAGGGTGGCGATCACGGCATCGTCAGCGTACGCTGATTGACTTCCGCCGATGATCTCGGTCGATAGTTCTTGGGCTCCGGGAAGCGGAGTCGAAGTCACAAACACCCAGTCGCCGTTAGCATTTTGAGTGGCGATGCTGTAATGGACGTTTTTAAGTCCAAACGTGACTTTATTATTTGACATAATTAATATCCTCCTTGGGATAAGATGTTTATTTGATAGACGCGGCTCATCGAGTAATCTTCGTTCTGATACGAGCTAACGAGCACGGGCACTAGATCCTTATCGTTTAGCATTCGCTCCAAGCGCTTAACAAGGGCTTCACTGCGTTTTCTTGTCACCAATGTGACTTGATATTCAACCGAGTAGATCGTGGCCGTGTCATCGGCGGATACTGGTCGACGGGACACCACTTGCATAACGATGTAGGGTAAGTCGTTGCTCTTGATTGAGTTATCACTATCATTTACTAGATAGAAGACATTGGTGGTGACGTGACGAAGGACGTTATGAACGGGGTCGTTATGAAGGGCCATGGGCAATGATCCTTTTGATGTCTTCCATCATCTTGGGTGAAAGCGTATCAAATGCCGGCCTTAGAAATGGCCGAGCGGATATATGCTTACCAGAAACGTGACGAAATCCGAGTTCGACCAGATGGACAATGCGGTACTTATTTTTACTCGATATGTAGATAATCCTTTTTTCACCAGAACCCACTTCGGTCTTAATGAAGGAATCGGCCAGGTGCTGACCAGCGCTACTGCTCTTAGGAGTGTTTGTTTTAAGATAATCAAGAATCTCAGTGGCACAGCGATCGATTCTTTGATTGATCTCATTTCTGACTTTTTCCGAATAACCGGCTACCAGTTCAGAAATCTTTCCGGGCATTTCCTCTAGGTTAATGGCCATATGAAGTCTCCTTCTTTTAAAGATGTAAGGCCTAAATAGAGTTCTATGGATTGGCCACTGATAAAGGTCCGCTCCACCTTATAGAAACTACTATCGAGTTTCACAAACTTTTCCTCTTGGTAGATAAAAGCATTAAGCGAAACCTTGAGGTCAATTTGAATTTTGGTTTCGATTGAGGACTTCCATTCTTCTCTGGTCAGTGAGCGAGTGATTCCTATCACCTCTCTATGGGAGGTAACGCGGAACTTTTCTCTTTCCTTTTCGACCTTTAGGAGGGTAAACCTCATGTTTGGACTATTAGGAAAAGGCATGCTAATTACCCCTGGTGAGTGTCACTTGCTTAAGCAAGAAGTAAAACGACTGTGGAAGTTCTTTGACCGAGCCATCATTTGAAAACCCAAAGAAGGTCTTTACGTAGATCAAAACGATGCTTTTAACTTCATTTGCTTCAAAGTGAGACTCGCTCACCCCGATGGATTTCACTAGGGCAAGCGCACTCTCGATGAGCGAAGATAGTTCCTCATCTGCGTATGATTCAGCTTGAGGAATCATGAGTGACGTCTTAGCCAAAGATAATAGATTAGCCGGAGCGCTCATCTAGTTATTCACCAGTTGGGGTGGCAACGGGCGTTCCTTTAGTGACGCGAACAAAGCCTTTATAACCGACAACGTTTCCGCCGGCAAAAACGGAAGCCTTGTAGCAGATGATGCCTTGTTTAAACTTGTAATCGGTAGACTTGCTGATTTCGATTGGGGAAAAGATGGCCGTCTCGTAATTCTTTATCGAACCATAAGCCAGGCAATAGGAACCTTCTACTGTCGCGGTGTTGGAAAGCGGCTGGCAGTTGGAGTTGATGATGTAAAAGATCCCGTCGATCGTGTGATTGACGTAATCGATGGTATGGACTTTTCGGCCTTCTTGGGTACGCAGTCGAGCAAAAGCACGAAGATCAGCCTTGCTTAAGATTAAGATAGCACTCCCTTCGACTTCTTCTGGGCCACCATAGGCGTAGATGATGTCATCAAGGGTATCTTCGGTAATTTCGGATACTTCAAGATTGCTAGTATCGGCCAGGGCCACCGCTCCTTCACAGAAAATACCAGTGAATTGATTGGAGCCACCCGCACCTCTTAAAATCTCGAGTGAGAGCTTTTTCTTGAGACTTGTCTTGATGTTCTTAATGACTTCGGCCTGATAGTCGATAGCCGGTAACTTTTCGAGCTCTTCGGTGATTTCGCTATAAGCGGTAAGCTTACACTTGGTGATCGTCAAATAGCCAAATTCAGGTTCAGTCTCGCTATAGTTAGCCCCTTCTTCGGTATAACCGGCGGTCCCATGAGCTTTGACAAACGTCTTCTTATAGGTTTCGCCACCGAGAAGGTTAACTAGTGAGATATTATCCACGAGGGTCGAGACTTCCGAAAAGGGATAAGGTGCAAGCTTTCCGTCAACATGTTCTGGAAGCAAAATCTCTTCTTGCGATACCTGGATTGTTCTTTTCTCGCGGAGATCGGCGCCTCGTTGTTCGAGAATTTCCTTATTGATTCCCTTGGTGTTAGTTTCAATCATCTTGGGATCGAACTTCTTGGCCATCTCGGCCTTTTTGGAAAGAATCGTTCTTTCCTCGTTGAGAGCGTCGACTTCTTTTTCGAGTGCTTCGAGTTTGGCGAGGTCAGCGCCATCTGTTTCTTCTTTGATTTTGCCCATCCGGGTATCGATTTCTTTGATTCGTAATACTGGATTCATGGTTACTAATTTCCTTTCAGTTTGATGAGTATTCTCTTTTTGCTTATAAGTGTTTTTTCGTCTTGCTCTTCCTTTTCCAAGGCTTTTAGTTCCATATCCATGGCTTCTAAACTACGAGCGTAGATTGATGTGTCCTCATAAGCGGGTGTATCAACAATCGAAACGTCATAAAGACGATCAATTGCTTTAATGGTTCTTTTGGGAATGTCGCCACTTCGGTCCCAAACCTGGTCTTTGACTGTAAAGGCAAACGACATTTTATCGAGTAGTCCGGCTTTAACGGCGGAATAGATATCGCGGTTCGATTGCGTATCAAGTAAGTTGGCCGTCACTCTAAGGCCGTTTTCATCAGTGGATAAAACAAGTGAGGCATTTCGGGTTCGAGCAATGACAAGAAAGTTATCTTGATGGTTATATTTAAGCGGAACATCTTTCAAGGAGGTGGAAATGAGCGCTGTCGGTTCAATTACTTCCACAAAGCCGCGTTTATCGTCTCCAATCAGCGTTTCCTTATTAAAAACAAGCGCATATCCTTCAAGAATCATTGCTTCTTCTTGGCTATTGGGCTTAAGATCGCTTATTCTGACTTCTTTGTTCATTTATGATAAAAACTCCTTAGATAGTTCGATTTTACCCAAGAAGGTTTAAACATTTGGTGGGCAGACTGACGCCAGATGAATTAGAATGATGACAAGAGGTCATACTAATGGTTACTAGAGTATTCGAAAAGTATCTTGAAAATCTAAAGATGCGCTTCTTCAAATCTCCGGATTATATTTCTGAGGATTCGATAAGATATGACTTTTTCGCCGCCATGTCCGAAACTGATAATCTCAGTCCATCAGAATTTCAGCTCGAATACCCGCTCATCAAATATTTGCCTTATACCCAACCGCAAAATAAGATTGATTGTGTCATCCCTACACAAAAGATGATTTGCGAATTCAAATGTTGGAAGAAACCAAAGCAAGTTAATGCCCAATCAATGCTTGAAGGAGAGTTGTTTAAAGACCTGTATCGCTTAAATGCTATAAAAGAATTTGATTACAAATTCGTAATAATAGTCCTTCATACAGATATGTATAATCATCTCAACGGATTCTATGGGCTGTTCAATAACACAAAGAATATAGAGATATCAAAGATTCAGATTGAAAGGCGAGGAAAAACATTCCATAAGGCTACGAAGACTCAAAATTATACATCTTTAACACTTAATAGGGTTTTTCTTGAAAGGATTTCGGATGGGTTTTGGGTTTCTGTTTTTAAAGTCTGCTAATGTATATTACTATTGTATTGTCGAGGTTTGAATAGCTTTGAATAGAAGATTGCAGCTTAACGAATAACAATATCTATAATAAGAAAGTAGGAAATACCATGTTGTATTTAGCTTATGGCTCTAATATAAATCCTGATCAAATGAAAGAACGGTGCCCAACAGCAAAGCCAGTTGGACAAGGTTACCTAGACGACTGGAAACTTGTTTTTGATGGATACTCTGGAAAACGCCAAGGTCTTGTAGCAGATATTCGAAAAAAGAAAGATTCAAAGCTACCATACGTGTTATGGAACATAGAAAGCGAACACGAAATTGCATATCTAAATGAACGTGAAGGTTATGCACCAAATAGATCACTAGAATGTAACTCATATGTTCCAATGCCGATTAATGTTCAAGGGTTTGAAGAAGTCTTCGTCTATATTATGACTGAAACATTTAGAAATAAACGCGGACAATCCCGTACTATCCCCACAAGTTACATTCAGACAATTCGCGAAGGCTATAGATGCTTTAATTTAAATGAAGATTATCTAGATCAAGCAATAAGGGAGGCTGAAAATGGGTAAATACGATTCGATCGAAACTTTATTAAAAAGAAAGGGAACTTCATATCCGACGATTGCGTTTGAAGAGATAGAAAACGTAATCAGGGGTGACCTACCTTCTTCAGCACACATTCACCAAGCATGGTGGTATGGTAGCGCTGATTGCAGCCCAACACATGTCCAAAAACGAGCTTGGGAAAAAGCGGGGTTCACTGTCGATTCAGTAGATCTCGAAAACCGAAAAGCAACTTTCAAAAAACTTTAAACTTTGGTTTCGTCATCATGGCCAACTTGATATAGGTTAGCTTTTGTTTGGTCGACAAAGTTGAGAGATTGAAGGCGCTTGTCGCCTCCTTCAATTGGCTCAAGTCCTAATAGTGCTCTTGATTCGTTTAGACTCATGAGGCCTAGTCCCATGAGTTTTTCAATTGCGTTTACTTTCGTGTTCCATGATGCATATTGAAGGCGCTCACTATAGAAGATAATCTGTTCTCCTTCTTCAAGTTGCTTGTGTGTCAATAAGACCCTAGAAAATTCCTCGGAAAGTTGAATCGATATCTGCTCAATCATTCCTTCATAAAAGGCATTGAACTCCTCTTCGGTATATTTATTTAGATAGATCGGCTCGGATACACCAAAATAGGACAGGATCTTCTTATTGAGAAAATCAAGCGTCGCCGCATCCACGAGTTTCGGTTCATTCGTAAGTGGAACATAGTCAGCCTTAAGATCGACGGGAATGATCGCCGAATTATTATCTTTAATCGAAGCCTGAAGAGCAGTGTCGAAGATTTCCTTCTGTCGATTCTTATCTTCCTGAGATAACATCGCATTCATTTTTAGCAAACCCTTAATCTGAAATGAGGACCGGATGGCATTGTCTATTCCCTGAAGAATGGAATCATTGATGCCAATCGTCTTTAGGATTGCTTGATGATCGGCGATGGCCCCGTTTCCACCAAAGATCTCATTTGTGTAGAAGTAGCGCCTTAAGTGAATCACGAGTTCATAAGGAATGAGATAGTTTTTCCCATCCTCAAAATACATGTCGAGGAAAATGCTACCAGTGTTATCTTTTTTTACTTCTACCGTATGAGGTTTGATTGGGTAAAGAGCTTTGACATTTCCTTCGTTATCAATCTCAGGATAAATGAAGACATTGTTATTTAGAAAGAGAAGTGAGACAACCTTATAGATAAAAGCCGATGGACTCATAATCTCATTTGGTTGGTACTTGAATAGATAGGATAATTTACTTGTGGCTTCCTTGATTGCACTTCCAACTTTTATCACATGACGAGGCTTTAGCTTACTTGAATGCCCAGCGATTCGATCGATACAGATTTTCACCGTATCAGAGTTGAGGATGTTAGAGCCAAAGTTATTAAAAATTCCATCATAAGTCAAAGGAATGATAGAGGTTGATAAAGATCGTTGTTTCTTTCGTTTAAAGATATCAAATATTGCCATCGTTATTTCACCATTTGCTCGTATTCATTTCGATACCGGTTAAGCACGGCGTAAGCGATGATAAGAGCCACCGCTCCATCAATTCGCCTGGTCTGGGAGTTTAGTTTGCTTGGCTGAATGTTACCATTAATATCAACCTTGGCCTGAGTATTGGCCAGGCACCAT